TTAATCAAACGAGAAATTACAATATTGAACAAGAGGACAAGAAAAAAGAAAAAGAATTTTTAGAAGATTAAAAATGGGTTTTAACAAAAGATTTTTAAAGAAAGAGAACATCCTTAATCACCTTACAGATATTATGAATTATTTAGATGCCGACGCAGTATTGTGTACGGATGAATTTTCACGCAATGTCTACAGGATGTTTAATGAGGGAAAAAACAAGGAAGAAATAATAAATTATATAAATAAAAATAAATGAAAGTTAAGTTAGAATATGTGTGGATCGACGGATATACACCTGAACCAAACCTTAGAAGTAAGATTAAAATTGTGGACTATGAACAAATTAAAAATTGTTTAGTTCTAAATAATTTTCCGGAATGGAACTTTGATGGGTCATCAACACTACAAGCGGAAGGTAATAGTTCTGATTGTATTTTAATACCTGTTAGACATTATTTTTGTGATAATACAAACACAATTTACGTGTTATGTGAAGTAATGAACTCTGATGGTACACCACACGAAACTAATACAAGATCAAAACTAATTGGAGATCAAGAAGATTTGTGGTTTGGGTTTGAACAAGAATATTTTATCTATGATAGAAAAAACAAATGTATTTTAGGTCACGATGAAAACAACTTGGAACCACAAGGTAAATATTATTGTGGTGTTGGTGAATATGTTGCAGGGAGAGATTTTGTTGAGGAACATATGGATATGTGTTTAAAATACGGAATTGATATTACAGGGATCAACGCTGAGGTTGCATTAGGTCAATGGGAATACCAAGTATTTTCAAAAGGTAAATTAAAGGCGGGTGATGATTTGTGGATGACCAGGTACTTTTTATATAAAATCTCTGAAAAATATAATTATGGGGTTAATCTACATCCAAAACCAATTCAAAAAGGAGAATGGAACGGATCTGGACTTCATGCAAATTTCTCCACAGATAAAATGAGAAATGATGGTAACGAAAAATATTTTATATCATTGTTTAATGCGTTTGAGGTAAGACATGAAGCCCATATTAAATCTTACGGGTCAGATAACAATCTTCGTTTAACTGGTAAATTTGAAACACAATCAATTGATAAATTTAGTTGGGGGGTTTCAGATCGTGGAGCATCAATTAGAGTTCCAAGAGATACTGCAAAAAATTGGAAAGGTTATGTTGAGGACAGAAGACCTGGATCAAATGCTGACCCATACAAAATTATTAAAGAAATTGACATATCTTTAAATACTACCGATCAAATCTACGATGTTAAAATAATGATGAGTAAGGATGTTGATATGGAAGGTCTTAATGAAAAATACGGAACAATTTCAAATGATGAATTATTAAAAGAATATAGAGAAGAATAATTATTATGGCTAACGGGGTACATAAAATAACTGAAGACTTTGAGAAATCACTATGTGATTACACCTTATCAAAATATGACATTTATAAACAATGATAAAAGCACTAATTGGTAATGGTGGTCATGCAAGGGAAGTGATGGCTCAAATGGGGATTAAACTTTTTAGGTTTGTTGATGATCAATATATGGATAATGATACATTACCATTATCTGAATTAGATATTAATAAATATGAGGTAATGGTCGCAATTGCAGATTCAAAAGATAGATACGAGACAACCCAAAGATTACCTAATGGCACAAAGTTTTTTAAATTTATACATCCAACCGCATTAGTAATGGAGGATGTGGAAATTGGTGAAGGTAGTTTTATTGGGGCTAATTCTATTTTAACAACAAACATTAAAATTGGTAAACACGCAATATTAAATAGAGGTAATCATATTGGACATGATTGTGTGATTGGGGATTTTTTTAGTGCAATGCCAGGATCAGTAGTGTCAGGAAATGTTAGAATTTATGACTGTGTGTATTTGGGTAATAATTCATCAATTAAAGAAAAGTTATCAATCCATTCTCTAACTACAATAGGTATGAATGGTGCGGTGGTTAAACATATAGAGGAACCTGGAACATATGTGGGTGTACCTGTAAAAAAATTAAAATAAAAAAATGGAAAAAGAATGTGTATGTGGAGCTAACGTATTTTGTGAGTGTCCCCCAATAAAAGTAGAACAAGTTAATCATCCTAACCATTACGGAGGAGAGGATAATCCTTATGAAGCAATAAAAGTTATTGATGCTTGGGATTTAGGATTTAGTTTAGGAAATACTGTAAAGTATATTTCAAGAGCTGGAAAAAAAGATAAAGAGTTACAGGACCTTAAGAAAGCATTATGGTACTTGCAACATCATATAGAAACATTAGAGAAAAAATGAAAATAGTAGTAACAGGAGGAGCGGGGTTTATAGGATCCGCATTTATAAATCACCTATTAGATAACTTTGAATGTGATGTTCTTTGTGTTGATAAACTAACATACGCTGGTCGTAGAATGAATATTAAACACAATGTTTCTTTTTTACAAAAAGACATTTGTGATGTAACGGAAGATGAACTTGGTGATTTTGATTACATGGTTCACTTTGCTGCTGAGTCTCACGTTGATAATTCAATTAAGAATGGGTTACCATTTGTTAGAACTAATGTTGAAGGAACATTTAATTTATTGGAGATATCAAGAAAAAATAAGAACCTTAAAAAATTCATACACATTTCAACTGATGAGGTATATGGTGATATGGATGAACACATTGCAATTAATCATACTGCAACTGAAGATGATAGTTTAAAATCTAGTTCCTATTATTCTGCAACTAAAGCGGCATCTGATATGTTAGTGTTATCTGCTAATAGAACTTATGGTTTACCATATATCATCACAAGAACTTGTAATAATTTTGGTGAACATCAGTTTGAGGAAAAATTCTTACCAACAATTGCAAGATCTATCGGTGAAGGTAAACCAATTCCAGTTTATGGTGACGGATTACAAGTTAGAGAATGGATGTATGTTTATGATAATGTAAAAGTCATTTGTGATTTAATGTTTGACGATGAGATTGTAAATACCACTTATAATATTGGAACAACTTTCAGAGTGACAAATTTGGACATTATTAAAAATATTTCTTATATTTTAAACAAAGAGGTTGATGTTAAATACGTTGAAGACAGATTAGGTCATGATAGGAAATATGGTCTTAATTGTACAAAATTAAGAGAATATTATATAACTAAAAATGGGGAGGTTCCTAAGTTTTTAAATTTGTTTGATTACTTAGATAGACAATATGGTGGTGAAAAATAAAAAAGGTTTATCAAAAGAGATAAATGTGTTGGGAGCAATAACAACTCCCGGTGAACTTATTCGTGAAACCCTTATTAATTTTATGTGGGGATTTCTTGGAAACTCAATTGTAGTTTTTGTGGCAAAAGAACTGGACTTTTTGGTTTTAATCAACTACATTGCTTATTACATATTAATTTCTTATATTGTTAATAGGAAGAAATATGAAACTATGTTGGGTAAATTTATTGTTTTACCGGGTTCGGCCGCAATAGGTGCCTTCACAGGATATAAACTAGCTCAAGCAATAACAAGTATAATTTAAACAAAAATGAAACTAACAGAAGAACAAAAAAATCATATCCTTAATCAATATGAAGGATTAAAAAACGATGAACAAACACTTGGTGAAGTACACGAAATAATTGTGGATTTTTGTGTGGACGAATACATTGTTGACTTATCAGATGATGAGGATGGAGACCTTTACGAAGAGTTTTCAAATGAAGTATGGGATTATTTAGAAAGTATTAAATAAAAAAAAATGATAGAAACAGGAAAAATTATAAGTGGAGATTGTATTGAAGTAATGAAAACATTACCTGAAGGATCTGTGGACTTAATTTGTACATCGCCTCCATATGGTGTCGGTATTGCTTATGATGTACACGACGACGATGTTGAATTTGATGAGTATTTAGTATTTGCTAAGAACTGGTTAACTGAGGCGTATAACGTATTAAAAGATGATGGAAGAATTGCCTTGAATATTCCCTACGAAATCAATCGTCAAAAGAAAGGTGGAAGAATTTTCTTTGTTTCTGAGATGTATCAGTTAATGAAACAAATTGGATTTGGATTCTTTGGTATCGTTGATCTTGAAGAACAATCACCACATAGATCTAAGACAACGGCATGGGGTTCTTGGATGAGCCCATCAAGTCCATATATTTATAATCCAAAGGAGTGTGTGATATTAGCATACAAAAAACACCACATTAAAAAGGTTAAAGGAGAACCTCAGTGGAAAGGGACACCTACTGACATTGAACAGGAAGATGGGTCATTAAAGAAAAAAATTGTATATGAGGAGAAGGATAAGAAAGAGTTTATGGAACTTGTGTTTGGTCAGTGGAATTACTTTGCAGATACTAAATCACTCACCAAGGCGACTTTCTCAATGGACATACCGACCAAAGCTATTAAGATACTATCCTACAAGAACGATGTGATTTTGGATCCATTCGCTGGTTCAGGTACAACATTAGTAGCGGC